TGGGGCTTGTGATGGTGTTACCAGCAGACAACTGCGCGCCACGCAACTCGTAGCCGCCTTCGGAGATCACAGTCGAGCACACCTGTTTAAGCGTGCTGGCCCCGGTGGTCGCCGCCATATTGGTCATCTCATACCGCAGCGGCAAAGAAGCGGTGGTGATATAGGTGGTGTTGACCAGATTGGCGTGGTCAAAGTTGTGGCACGGGACAAATGCCCCGTTGATGATGAAGCCGGTACGCACAGTGCCGAGGCCCAACCATTCGATGTCCATGTACAGAATCTGCGCCTTGGAGGAGTCCAGTGTCAGGCCAGACGGGCCGGTGCCGTCCAGTGGGTCTTGGTTCCAATCTGCCTGGGCAACACGGGTGTTAATCAAAGCGCCTGTCACGCTGCTGCGCTCGACCATGTAGTTGGTTGAGCCTTCGCGCTCAAAGTAAATGCCGTTGGCCGCACCGTAGTAGCCCGCACGTTGGCGTAGGTTGGCCTTGGCAGTACCAAACACAAACGTGTTCATCACCAACAGGCTCTTACCCGGCTGATACGAAAAGACTTTGATGGTTTCCCGAATGATCTGGTCGCCACTGGCCGAGCCAACCGTCAGGTCCATCAGACCTTCATTGGCGTTAAACGTTGCCGCTGCGGTGCCGGTTATGCTGTTGACCCACAGGTTGTTGTCCGCATAGCGGTGGGATGAGTCAAACAAGGTCAGCGGGTTGCTGACCCGCAGCCGCCCAAAGGCGTCTACGTTAGTGCCGCCGATGGAAATGGGGATGGGTGTAGTTGTAGTCACGAGGCCCCTCAGCAGTGCGTCGAGTCGGTTGAAGTACAGGCGCAGGACGTTGTTGAACTGCTCGTGGTAACGCGACTCGTACGCAGTTGGCGCCAACGGCAGGTTGGGCGGTGCCGGGACGGTGACATTCTCGATAAGGAAACTCATCTGCGTCCGTCCGGCCTAATATCGATGCGGGGCGCGCCAAGCTGCCATGCCGTACCCAGTTGGTTGGAGTCGATTTTGAAGATCATCTGCCGCCCACGCACGCGGGTGTAAATCTGCCCGGTGAACTCTTCGGTGATGACGTACGTGCTGCCCTTGACGACAGCTTGCCCCGCGTTATCGATAGAGCCTGAGCCGGAGTTGTACAGCCCATAGAGCGTCATGGTGACGGTGGGCGTGTTGGCCGTCGAGTTCTCAAACGTCAAGTCAGGCAGTATGCGCCAGACAAACCCGAAGTTGTGCCCGTCACCGATGTCGAACTCAGACGACGAAATGTATGCGTTGATGGCGGTGGGGGTGCCCGTTTCGTTGTTGTCCAAACCCTCTTCGTGGTTGACCAAAAGCCCCGTCTGAGCAGTGGAGTTATAGGTCGCCGCTATCGGGAAGTCGCGCAAACCAGAGTCAAGCCACGCTGTGCGGGCCAGTGTGCCGTAGTACCAGATTTTTTCGACGTAGTTGTAGACGACGTACTTGTCTACGGTGGTCGAGTTTTCGGAGCAGTAGAACCACCAGACCTCGTTGAAGCCTTCGTTCGTACCGGCAAAGACCTGGGCCGACTGTGCGGCGTTAAAGTCTTGGAAAACATAGCGGCGCAGATCGCAGTTGAGCGTCTGCACGCGACCATCGTAGGCGTAGAACTTGTCCACGCCCATCCAATACACAACACCCGAGGCGATAACCGCCGCGTTGGGGCCGACAATGGAGATGTTGTTACCCAGAAGCTGAGCGCCCCAGAAGATCGGTGCGTCCAGATATTGCAGCGAGTAGATGGACGAGTCAGTGAAGACAACAATTTCCTGACGGGCCTGAACAGCCGTGACGATCTCAGAGCCGTGCGACAGGCGCAGGCTACCCGCTTGGTTGGTCGCCGCCGGGGTCCAGTTCAGTGCGTCTTCTTGGTCGGACCACCGAATCAACATCGGGTCGAGCGTCGGGGAACCATAGTCGTTGCAACCCATCGCAAACACGAAGCGGTTGATGTCCGAAACAAAGATGTTGTTTTGAAAAGTCGGCACATCTGACGCGCCACTGGTAGTAGCCAAGTTGTAGCCGCGAACCCCAACACCCGTGGTGGCGTCCCAGTAATAAATACCGCCCCCGCGCGGGCCGAAGATAAGGTCTTCGCCCCAGTTACTCTGGCTCCACAAGCGTATGGCGGTGTTAGACGTGCCACCAATACCCCAAGCGCCAATCCCCCAACCGCCCGCACCCCAACCCGTTAGTGGGATAGCGAACGACGGCCCGGTGTTGATCTGATAAGCGGCAGATACCGACGCTCCACCACCCGGAGAACCGGCAATCGCTGTAGCGTTTGGCACCACAGAGATCGTGATCGTGTAGGTGTTGGAGTTGATGACGGTGACCTGAAACTCTTGGTTCAGGACCGCTGCGGTCACGTTGGTTCCTGCACCGCCAATATCAACAGCACCGCTGAAGGTCACAAAGTCGCCCGTGACGCAGCCGTGCCCCGTGTCTGTCACCGTGACCGTGGTTGAGGCGGTCAGTGCAAACGGGTTGTTGTTGATCGTGACCGTATCACGGATGGGCGTGATGTCGTTGTAGATGCCGCCGCGCTCAATATAGAACTTCAGGTTGGTGCCAACGCCAATCAGGTTCAAACCACCAAGCGTCACCCAATTCCACAAGGAACGGCACACACCCAAGAACGTGCTTGCGGAAATGCGCTGCCATCCGCCGATGATCTCGGGGTTGCCCTGGCGGAAGCGAACTTTGTCGCACTCGTACCAGCCACCCTCGGTGGTGTACCGCGTGTTCTCGCGGTTGACTCCGGGTTTGAACAGGATTTTCTGTAGTGGCATAACCGTATTCTCGTGTCAAGACAAGAAAAGGGCAATCTCTGCCTCGCGGCGTTTTACCAGACCCGGCAGGACTTTGCCACCACCTTTGGTCCACTGGCGGAAAGCGTCTGCCGCTCCCTCCCAGTCGTCCCGGTTGGCCCGCATCCTGATCTGGCTGCGCTGCAAGTTGCCTAGCCCTGCATTAAAGGCAAAACTGACCAGAGCGTCAAAGCTGCCTTGACGGCCAAATACGCCGGGAACAAGTCGAAGAACACCGCGTTCAAAAGTCCCGACATCATCACGGAATAGTTCGTCGATCTCCGTCTTAGTCCAGACACGGCTGTCCTCCGGCTTCAGCGGGAACTCAGAGCGGAGCATCCCGGTATACCCTTCTTTGCGGATAACCGGGAGCCTGATCTGCTCTTGGTATAGGACATGGCCGTAGCCAATCGTCCAGATGTGGGCAGGGCAAAGGTAGGGTTTACTCCTAAACCCCTCATACTTGTGCATGAGGTCTTCGCCCGCCTTGCTCAGTTTCACTTCTTACTCCACTGGCGAGAACCGAACCAGTAGCCGATGATGCCCCCGAGGATCGCCATCTCGTCGGCGGAGAAGATCAGGTCGGAGTACAGGATGATGTCGTCCATGCCCTGAATCAGATTCGGGTGGTTCCACAGATACCACGCCATGAAGGCGTTGATGGCCACCAACTCAAACACGAAAATGTAGGTAACCGTGGGACGGACGGTGCCGGTGTAGTTCACCACCCACCGGGAAGCCTTGTCCATGATCTTCTGGTCGTGCGCCAGAGCCGCCTCGGTCATCCGGGCGTCAGTCTCCATCGCCACCTGCTCGGTGCGAATCTCTTCCATCCGGGCCTGGGCGGCAAAGCCTGCTGCGGCCAGTTGCAGTTCCCGCTCGGTCTGAACCTGAGCCAACTTCAGTTCATGGGCTTGGTCTGCCTTGTTTTGGAAGTATTCAAGCAATTTGGGCAGGCCCGAGAGCAACAAACCCCCGAGGGTGGAAAGAAGCGACAGCATCTCAGGCTCCTAGAGCAAAGAAGAACAAAAGCACCCCAACCGCCCCCACACCAAGTGAGGCGTAGAACAGGCTCAGGGTGACGGCCAGGATGGCCGCAGAGGACAGGACGATGGCCAGTTGCAGTGCCATGCCGGAGTAGGAATAGTAGGAAGACTTGGCCTTGGCGGCATCACGCTTGGCCTCAGCAGCACGGGCCTTTTCCATGATCTCGTCCATGTCAGCGCGTTGCTTGGTGGCCTTCTGCTCGTTGTTGGTGACCTCGTAGATGGTCGCCCGAACATTCTTGGCCTGATACCACGCCCACAGGTTGTTCGACTCTATGGTTCCGTTGAG